TTAGGTGGAACAATCGGCACAGCTCAAATCGAGGATGACTCTATTACAAATGCAAAATTAGCAAACGATGCAGTTGATACGGCAGAAATTGTAGACGATGCTGTGACCAATGCTAAAGTTGCAGATAATGCTATTGATACAGCACAAATAGTTAATGATGCAGTAACTGCAGCTAAGCTTGAAAGAAAATTTACAATAAGTACCTCTTCTCCTTCAGGAGGAAATGATGGAGACATTTGGTTTAAATATTCATAGGAGATTAAATGGCTAATACTTATGGAAAAGTTTCAGGAACTTTCCAAGAAGCAGATGAAGTATATGCAAAAGCATCAGGTACTTGGCAAGATGTAGATGAAGTATATGCAAAAGCTTCAGGTACTTGGGAATTAGTTTTTTCATCTTTTGAAGCAACTTCTTTCACTACATTAAGTTCAGGTTCAGGAACATTTTCAGTACCAGCAAAAGCAAACGCTATTCATGTTCAATACGCAGTAGGTGGTGGAGGGGGAGCCGCAGGTGGTGTTAGTTATGATAAAGCTGGTGGTGAATCTGCTGGAGCAGGAGGTGGATCGGGTGCTTATGTATCTGATCAAATTTATTCCGTAACCGAAGGTGAAACAATTAGTTATTCAATTGGATCAGGAGGAGCAGGAGGAAACCAAACTGCTAATTTTGGACAACCTAAAATAGCTGATGCTGGAACAAATACTACTTTATCTGGATCAACTACAGGTGCTATTTTTACACTAGGTGCTGGTGGGGGATCATCAGGAACTGGTGGAGGCGTACAAGGCCCTTTAAGAACAAACACTGCAGGAACTGCAGGCTCAGCTACTATTAATGCTTCACCTGTCACTTCAGGTAATTTTAGAGACTCTGATGGAACAACAAAATCTGTAACTACAAATACATCAGGACCTGTAGGTTCATTCAATCAATCGGGTAATGGTGCTGCTGGAGATTTGACTGGTTCAGGAAACTGTAGTGGAGACAACTGTCAAATCGGTGGATTTGATGGTGGTGATTCTTATGCAGGAAATATTTCTGGAGGAGCTGGTTCACCAGTAGGTGGTTCTACAGGCGGTTCAGATGGCACACGTGGATCTGGAGGAGGTGGTGGAGGAGCTCAATATGGTTCTGAATCTACTACTGGACATGGCGGAGACGGTGGTAATGGTGAAATTAGATATAGATTTTTAAAAATAAATTAGTATATTGCTTTTATGGCAAATATTACCAAGTGGTTTGGTTATCCAATATATATAACTGCAATTAAAAACTTTAAAGAAATAAATAAAGAAATTATTCCTATAATAAAAGATAATATTACAGCAACCAATTCTCAGTATTCTCAAACCACAGATGTTAAACCAAAAGAGCTACAATCTATAGATGATAATTTACATCTAGATAAACGATTTGCAGAATTATTTAAAGAGATAGAATCTGGTATTAAAGGTGCATTATTAATGCAGAACTATAACATGAATTTATTTGAAGCTTACATCACAAAGTCTTGGGCAACCTATTCTGTTAAAGACCAGTTTATATCTTACCATAGACACATGAGTAGTCATTATTCTTTTGTCTATTATCCGTATGCCGAGGAACAAGGTAATCTATTCTTTTTAGATGATGAAGCTCATAAAGTAGGTTTAAATATACCAAGAAGAGATCCTTATTTTAGTAAATGGGATAATACTAATTTTGCTAAAGCCGAGTACCCTGCAGCTACAGGTAATTTAGTTGTATTCCCATCTATGATATTTCATGAAACAGGAAAGAATACTAAAGATCAAGCACGTATATCTATTTCAGGTGATATTATGATTACTATGAAAGAGGGTATAAAATCTGAACATAATATACCTTCCCCGTCTACTTGGAAGAAGCTTTAATATGTTGTAAAATGGCATTATGCCATTAAGAAATGTAAATATTGTACCAGGATACAATAAATCAGATACACCATCAGGAGCACAAGGTCAGTGGATTGATGGAGATTTTGTAAGATTTAGATATGGTCAACCAGAAAAAATAGGTGGGTTTACTGCAATCGGACAAGAAACAATAGCAGGACCTGCAAGAGCACAGCATACTTGGAATGATTTAGAAGGTAGAAAATATGCAGCACTAGGTACATCAAAAGCATTATATATTTATTATGAAGATAAGTTTTACGATATTACACCGTTAGATACAGCTATCACAGGTGCAACCTTTGATTCAACTTTAAGCTCTAATATAGTTACTGTAAATAAAACTACACATAATTTAGAAGTTGGTGAATATATAACTTTTACAAGTGTAACTATACCAGGAACGTCTTCTTTTACTGCATCTGACTTTGAAGATTATACTTTCGAAATTTTAACTGTTCCAACAACAGGAACATTTACAATACAAATGAAAACAACTGAGACAGGAACACCTATGTCTGCAGGAGGATCCACAACTATAAACCCGTATGTAGAAATAGGTCCAACTATACAAACCTACGGTTATGGTTGGGGTACAGGCACATGGAGTAGATTAACATGGGGAGAAGGAACAACATCATCAAATGTTATTCTAGATCCAGGTTCATGGTCATTAGATAATTTTGGAGAACAACTCATTGCAACTATTAAAGATGGTAAAACATTTGTTTGGGATCCAGGTATATCTAATCCTTTAGAACAAAGAGCAACAGTTATGACAGGTGCACCGACTGCATCAAGGTTAACTATTGTATCTGATCGAGATAGACATGTAGTTCATTTTGGAACTGAAACAACTATTGGTGACACATCAACACAAGATCCGATGTTTATTAGATTTAGTGATCAAGAAAATTACAATGTTTATGAAGCAACTTCAGTAAATACTGCAGGTACATTTAGACTGGATACAGGTAATAAAATTGTAGCGGCAGTATCTGGTAAAGACTATAACTTAATTTTAACTGATCAAGCTGCGTATACCATGCAGTTTGTAGGTCCACCATTTACTTTTTCTATTAGACAAGTTGGTTCTAACTGTGGCTGTATTGGACAACACGGTGTTGTTTATGCAGATGGTCAAGTATTTTGGATGGGAACAGGTGGAGGATTTTTTAAATTTGATGGTACGGTAAAACTATTACCCTCTTTGGTAGAGGATTTTGTGTTTAGTACTACAGGTGATAATGTTGGTATTAACTATGCTTCTAATGAAATTATATATGCATCACACAATTCTTTATTTAATGAAATAATATGGTTCTATCCTTCAGGTACACCTTTGAATAGTCCAGCAACACAAAACAATAGATCTGTAGTATATAACTATGTAGAAAATACATGGTCTACAATGAGTTTAGCTAGAAGCACTTATGCTGATGCTTCAACTTATGATAATCCGTATGCAACAGAATATAATGCAACTGGTACACCAACTATTTCAAATTTAAGTGGAGCTACTAATACTTTTGGTGCATCAACTTATTTTGCACAAGAAGTAGGGTTAAACAAGATAGCTTTAGATGGCACTGAAACTGCTATTGCAGCTTACATTCAGTCAGGTGATTTTGATTTACCAACAGATGGAGATGGTGAGTATTTACTTAGAATATCAAGATTCATACCTGATTTTAAAAACTTACAAGGAGATGCAGTTGTTACTATTTTTTTAAAAGATTATCCTGTAAATACTGGTGCATCTTCACAATTAGGTCCTTTTACTATAAACTCTAGTACAGAGAAAATTGATACAAGAGCTAGAGGACGATTAGCTAGTTTGAAAATAGCTAATACTGCTAATGATGAAACATGGAGATTTGGTACATTTAAAGCAGATATAAATGTAGATGGTAGAAGATAATGGCAAAAATAAACGTATACGTACCTGAACCCCCACAAGAATATTCAGTAGAAGGTTTTAGACAAATAAACCAAGCATTAGAGACTGTTGAAAACCAGCTTAACACATCTTATCAGCAAGACTTGAAAAATGAACAAGATGCATTTAACTTCTTCATGTCATGACAATACAATATAAAAATCAAGGTTTCTTTTTAAATACTACAAACCTAACTACTGTTCTTACTATTGATGCATCATCACGAGCATTAGTTAAAAGTATTTCTGTAACTAACGAACATAACAGTAACAATTTAGTTGAAATGTATTTAAGAGATAATTCAGCTTCCACTGATTATGAATTCTATCATAAAAGTATGGTTGCAGATGAAACTGATCAAGCTGCGGGGCAAGTTTTAATTTTAGAAGAAAGTGATGGTTTAAAATTTCAAGCAGCTACAGCAAGTGTGGTTAAAGGTGTCATATCATATGCACTCATAAACAGATCGCAGGAAAATGGCTAAACAGAAGTTTGTACATTACGAACCAAGACCCAAGCCACCTAAACGTCCAAGACGTCACACTAAGAGACTTAACAAAAGTAAGAAAAGATGTTATAAAAAATACAATAGACAAGGAAGACCATGACACAAAAAACAATTATAATTAATGGTGAGGAAGTACCAGTTATTCCAGCAAAAGCTGAAGAAGAAATACTTAATAAAAGAACACAAAAGAAATACGCATCAAAGGAAGAGTTTGATGCAGACGTTGCAGATTCTAATACAGATACTGTAAACGAAGATTTACAAATCAATCAAAAAATAACAGTTGCATCTTTACAGGTTTTTGGTAAAACCAAGTAATGAAACCATATGGCGGAACTGAAATTCAGTTCGATTATCTTAGGAAACATGTATCTACTGCACTAATTGATTCAGTTCAAATCACTACCTCTGTTCCAGAAAAAATACCTTTAGATCCTGTTAAATCAAATATCTTATGGATTAAAAATTCTTATGATCAACCTAACTTACAAAGTTGGTTTCAAAATAAAGATAACCATTCTAAATATGACTGGTATGTATTTAATTCACATTGGACTTTTGAAAAGTATAGGTACTTTTTTAAGATACCTGAAGATCGTAGTACAGTTATAAAAAATGCAATTGATTATGAAGAGTTAAAATTAAAAACAGATTTTAGTCCTAAACCAAAAGTTAAGATGTGCTATATCTCAACACCATGGAGAGGTTTAGAAGTAGCTTTAGCTGCAATGGAAGCTATAAAAGATCCAGACATAACACTTGATGTATATTCAAGCACAATTATTTATGGGACATCCTTTCACAATCAAAACGATAAAGGATATGAAAAATTATATGAAAAGGCTAAAAGCTTACCTAATGTAAATTATATGGGTTACTGTCCTCATGATGAGTTAGTAGGTAAATTAAAAGAGTATGATGTAAATTGTTTTCCTAGTATTTGGGAAGAAACATTTTGTATATCTGCTATGGAATCATTAGCAGCGGGTCAATTATTAATAACCACGGATCTCGGTGCTATACCAGAAACTTGTGCTGAGTTTCCTATCTATATTCCATACACACCCGATAAAGCAAAATTAGCAATTCAATTAGCTGAATGTATTTTACAGTGTAAAGAAATGTTAAAAAATGATTTATCTTGGGGTTTAAAATTTCAACAGGAATATTATCAAAGATTTTATGATTGGAAGGTAATAGGAAGATTTTGGAATGATTTCTTGAAAGGAGCGCTCACTGTCAAACGACAACAAAAATAATCATTTAATGGTATGTACACCTGTACATTCTGAAGTATCTATACATTTTGCAAAAGCTTGTTTAGATTTACAAAAAGAATGTATATTAAATAAAATTAAAATAACATTTCAGTTAATGAAATCTTCTTTAGTTACTCAAGGAAGAAATCTTTGTGCATCTGCTTTTATGAATTCTGATGCAGATAGAATGGTTTTTATAGATAGTGATATGGATTTTTCTACGAGATCAGTATTAAGATTGTTTAATTCACCTCATGATGTATCATTAATACCTTACCCAATGAAGACAGTAAATTATAATAAATTTCAAACTGATTTAAAAAGAAGACCTGATGATTTACCTAATACAATGGGTCATGTATATCCTGTAACTGTAAAGGATCCTGAAAACATAGAACCAAAAGACGGTTATATTGAAATAGAAAGAGGACCTACAGGTATGATGATGATTAAAAGGTCTGTGTTTGATGCTTTAGAAAAAGAATATAGTCAACTAAACATTGTACAAAAGACTATGGTTAATGGTGAGCTTGTTGAAAGACCTCATTATTATAATTTCTTTGATTCATATTATAGTCCTAAGTCAAAAACATACACAGGAGAAGACTTCTATTTCTGTAAATTATGGACATCTATGGGTGGTAAAATACATGCTCTTATAGACGAGGAAATAAGCCATGTAGGAGAATATCACTATACTGGTAAATTCATGGACGACTTTACTAAAATTGAGTGATATTGAAGAATACCCTTATATAAGTTAAAATACCATAATAACTAGTTAAAATTATTATGGATCCATTTACTATAGCATTAGCAACCTTTGGCATTCAAAAGCTTAGAGGTAAATCAACTAAAAGGTCATTAAGAGACGCGGCAATAGCAGGAGGAATTGGACAATTTGCAGGTATGGCAGGTGTTGGTCCTTTTCAAGCGTTTGGCCAAGCAGGTTCAGCGCCAGCAATGTTTCAAGCAGGTAATTATGGTGCAACACCTTTAGGTGGAATTAGAAGTTTATTTGCAGGTCCTACTGAAATGTACAAAGGGGTACCTTTTAATAAAGAAGTAGGTTTAAATCAATTAGAAACAGGAGGATCACAGGCAGGTAATTTTTTACGAGATAAAGTAATTGGAAGTAAAGATGTATTTAATCCTAAAACAGGTGAACTAATAAAAGAAGGTTCTGGATTTATGGGTCTTGGAACAGGTGAGAAATTAGGACTTACTTTAGCAGGTACAACTTTGCTTGCAGGTGAAGACGAACCAACAGAAATGCCTGAAGGAACTAGACCGGAGGATTATGCTGCGGCTAAAGAAAAAGCAGATAAACAATTAGAAAATATTTTAAGTACATATGATTATGAAGGAGAACCAGCAGGTGTTTCACCTTATTCATATCAACAAGGCAATTCTTTATTTACTTTTAATAAAGGTGGAATTGCAGAAGTAAGAAAATTTAATTCAGGTGGTATTAATTATTTACCATCAAAAATAGATCATGATGAAAAAGATGTTAACAATTATGTAAGAGCTATGGGCTATGTAGAAG